TTGTGCAAACACATCCTGCTGCCCGCGAGCATCCTCAGTCGTTACCTTGCGCTCTACGGGGGCAGTCGCTTGCTGCGCTACCGGCTCGGCTTGCTTTCCAACTTCTTCGCCGCCATTAGTGCCGACAGGTCGTTGTCCGACTTCGCCAGATTGCGCAGCACCTTCGCCGCGATTTCCTTGGCCGGCTGCGGTAGCTTGCCCATTGGCGCCGAAGAGTGCAGACTGGCTTGCTGGTTGGTCTTTTTCATCTATCTTGTTCCTTGCTGATTGGACAATCTGTTTCGGCGTCGGCTTGAACGAGTCGCCAAACAACCCTGCATCGGCCTTGGTGTTCATGGCCGAAGTCACAACGTCTTGCAGCCCAGTAATTACCTTTTCGCCACTACGGGAGCGGTCATACATCGCGCCCCTGTAGAAGATTCTCAGGAACAGTTCTGACAGTTCATTGAGATAGTTTCCTCCCATCAAGTCGCCTTGTCCAGCCAATTCGGCAACTGAACTTCCTTCTGCCCTTGAGCGGCGAATGATATTGACGGCCTCCATGAGGTTGCCAGTCATATCGACGGCGGGATCGATCACGCCGTCTTTTGCGGCCTGGCGCATGATTGCCCATTGGCCGGAGACAACTTTCAGCGCATTGCCAATGGCCTTGATGTCGGTGTCCGTACTCTCGAACAACTCCTGAACCAGATCGGATTTGCCGTATGCCGCCGTCAGTAGCGCGGCCTCGATCCTGCGCCGGCCATCTTGCGACAGGTTTCCGGTAGCATCCATCATGTCGGCCAGTTCGTTTTCTGGAAGTTTCCCGACAAAGGCACGGACGAAATCGCGGTTTCCGGCAGCGGCAATATCCAGTGGCGCAAACTTGTCCAGCACGTCGCCGGTCATCAACTCGGCGTCTTGTGCGGCACGCTCGCTGGCAGACATGCCAAGCCCTTGCCCTTGAGACTTCGCGGCCATGTTGTCGGTATTCGCATCTTCGGCATAGACACGGACAAGCATTGGATTTGGCGTGTTGCGGATAGCCTCAGAAGAAACACCATGCGCACCGTCTTCGATCATTTCTCCGACGTAAGCATCGGCATTGCCAGCGGAATGCGCGGCACGAATGCCTGCGGTTCGGCCGTTGTTCAATGCCTTGATCGTTCCCCGTTCGTTTGACGCGAAAGCGGGATTCGCCATTCCGTCAGCGAAGTTCGACGGCTGCACCCGGCTTGCGTCTATTACGGCATAGCGAAATGGAACGCGCTGCCCATCGGCCATTACGGCAACGTCGCTTGCGCCAAAGTTCTCGGCGGGAATTCCAGATAGGTCATTTCCAACAGCAAATACCATCGGTGCGCCGCTATCGGGCGTGCGGCTCGGGCCCAGCCGCATGTAGTCAGGATTGCGAGCGATGGATTGCATTTGATTGACGGATGCAGCGCGGCCACGGTCGCGGTTCTGTAGTGCGCTGTCAGTCTTTTGCGGTTCTGCCGTCTTCTCACGGTTGGCTGTTTTCGTGGCTTCTGCGGATTTGCGCTTTTCGTACTCTGCCTCTGCTTTTGCCGACGTACCGAGCGCATCAGTAGCCTCGGCCTCAGTCATGCGGCGCTTCATCCAGACGCCGTTATCTCTGATCGCATCTTCAACATTGTTGTACTGCGAGTCACCGAACACGCCATTCTCTGCGTAGCGCGTCACCTGGATCATGCCATCCTGTTGCGCTGACGGATGAATAACGATGAACGTACCATTGTCAGCAGAGTAGGCGGGCGGGCTTCCAGCCTCGATAGACTTCGAGGCGTCATCCGTCACGGCAGAAATCAGCTTGCCGATTACGTTGGACTCGCGGCGGCTCATTGGCGTCGAGTCTTTTAGTTGCTTCTGCAAGCGGCTGATATTCGCGGCACGGTCTGGCGCAATTGCGGTGACAGGCGCGGCCTGAACTCCAGGGGAAACCGGGGAAACCGGGGAAACTTTCCCGCGGCGTTGCAGTTCAGCGGCAGCGGCAGCGCGTTTCTCAGGCGTTTTTCCAGCGCTCGCAAGGTTGGCAAGCTGTGCATCGGTGCGATTGCTTACGTCGAACTGCGGATCAGGCTGAACTGCGGCTTGTTGTTCAGTTCCAGCCTGAACATTTGTCACTGGATTAGTAGCAACGTTCTTGACGGGCTCCGTCATGCGCCGCTCGATCTCTGCGGTTGCCGCCTGTCTGGTTGCTTGCGAGTGACCTGGGGCCGAAAGGTTTTGCAGTTGCCGTTCATTGCGGCCGCGCATGAAAAGTTCGATGGGATCCAATTCGGCCTGGGCTGCCTCATCGGCCAGCATCTGCTGCTGGATAGCTGCGCGCTCTGGATGCACGGGCATTTGTGTTGCGCCGGTCTGGATGCCGGTCAATGCAGCTTTCGACAATGCGCCGCCTTGCGTGGCCGAGCGCGCCAGGTCCTGCACGATACCGATGTGCTGCTGAGCTTCTTCGTCGGCCAGTTGCGCAAGCCTGTTGACTGAACTCCTGTTTCCGGCTTGCGCGGCAAAGTTTTCTCTGGCGCGAACAGCGTCATTAGCCGCGACCTGCGCGTCCAGGTACTCGCCCATCGTGAACGAGACTTCGCGCTGATTGGCGTCATGCGTGATGCCGACAGGCTCATTGAACGCACCAGCAAGGTCTTTCTCGTACTGCGCACGGCCCTTCTTGTCCATGCGAGTCGTATCGAGTCCGAGCATGGTGTCAATGCGATTTTGCAGCGGAACCGGGTCGGTCGTAAGCACAACGTTCTGGCGCGAAGCCTCGAACGCATCGCGCATTGCGTAAAGGTCGGCTGCGTTCTTATCGGCAGCATCGATTGCCGCTTGATTAGCTTGCAGGTAATCGTAGTCAGTGAAATTTCTGTCTCCGACCGGATACCTTGGCGCGGGAAGAAGCCCGGCAATCGGCTGTTGCTCGTCTTCCGGCGGACGCTCTTGCAGCTTGGCCTGCGCATAGCGCGAACCGGGCAGCATGTTGAACGCGCCGCCCATGAACGAACCAGCCAATGCGCCCTCAACGCCAGCACGGGCCATTCCTTCGGCAATAGGCTTTCCTTGTGCGAGATTCTGAAATCCTTGCTCAAATACTGATTGCGGGAGTTCCTCAAACACGCCTTCGGAAATCGCGCCGCCGGCAATGCGTTTGCCAACTTCTCTTGCTGCAGAAAGTCCCGTCGCGCTGCTTGCCTGACGACCAACTCCTCCAGCAATCAAGGTTTCAGGATCAACCACGCCCATCTTCTGAGCAACCTTGCCGCCAAGCGCCCCAAGCGCGCCACCAACAAATCCAGTAGCGCCGGCATAGCCAGCCGCAGTACGCGGATCGACACCAGCATCAAGACTATTCTGCATGGCCTGGCCGGCCATGATGCCGCCTTCGCCAATACCAGCGCCCACAGCCGGAGCCATCTTCGTTCCAACAGTTCGCGCAATAATGCCAGGAACAGATTGTGCGGCCCCAATCCCGAGCGCAGCACGTCCAGCCAATCCGCCGGCCAGCATAGACGGCAGAGACTCGGCAACCGACCCGACAATGTTCATCGGGTTTTTCAGGTAAGCACCGGCAATGTCTGATGCCGTACCCTGCTCCCATGCCTTGTCGACCTCTGCCCTTCCCGCCTGACGTGAAGGAGAGTATTCAGCCTCAGCTTGCTTCGCCCACTTCGACGGCTGGAAGCCTGTGATTTCCCCTGCCTTGTCTGCCAATCCGCTGACTAGCGGACTGCCCGTAACTGCGGCAATCGGAATATCGACAAGGCCGGTGACGGCGCCAGGAAGTTGTTCTACTCCTCGCTTAACGTCCGTTACGAGGTCGGCTGCAATACCTTGGTTCTGCTTCTTTTGTTTCGCCGGACCAAGAAAATCTTCTGCGCTGATCCCGCCCGCTTGTGGCGTCGAATCCAGGAAGTCTTCCGCTCTCATTTACTGTAGCCCCATTGCCTGCAATTTCTTGATGGCGTCTTCTCGCTTCATCGCCCCGGAGGCAACGGCAGCCTTGATCTTGTTGGCCTCTTCAATGTTGACGCCAGTTCCTTGCTTGCCGAAATTAGCCAGTTGGCCTGTCTTCGCATCAAATACGCCGCCCGGTTCTTCACCAGTGATCTGCCCCATGTCGTTGTATGTCTTGCGATTTGGCAACGTGATGTAGCGGTTTGAGTAATTCGGCTCCTTGCTGCCGTTTACCAGGGCGTTGTACTTCGCCAGCGCCTCCTGGTCTCCGCTGTTGGCCTTGTCAAACAGCCCGGAGATGATTCCCTGTTTTTTCAGTTCAAGTTGTTTGGACTGCTGGTCAAGCGGATTGCCTAGCAGCCTTGCCAGTTCGTTCTGCGCATTCAAGTCCTGGCCACGCATCGTCAATTTGTCGCGATTGTTGGCAACCTGTGCCGCCAGCTCTGCATTACGGCGCTGAGTCTCATTGCCCATTTCTGCAACGCCACGGCCTCCTTCTGCGTTGATTAACGACGCGATTGCGCCCTGATTTCCTCGCGTCGCCAATGACACAAGTTCATCATTGCGCCAGCGCCGCGTCTTTTCTGCGTTGTCGCGCGCAGTCGCATCTGCAGTCTCTTGCCCAACAATGCCGACACCATTTCCACCATTTGCGGCAATCATGCTATCGATCATTCCGGCCCTGGCCCTGTTCTCGCGCTCAAGGATGTCGTTCACTCCCTTCCCGTCGTATGAACCGGCAATGCCGCCGCGCCGCGTCATTGGCGACGACATGGAGGCGCTTGCCGTATCTGCCGTAATGATTCCGCGCTCGTTGCTGACTTGGCGAGACTGACTGGTTGGCGACTGCGCCGTGGTTATCGGAACAGGAACGCTGCGGCCTTCGTTTGAATACGACGCACCAGGAAGATCGGACGGCTTGCCGACCGGCTGCGCCTGCTGTTGCGTTCCAGCGCGTTCTGCGCGAAGCTGCTCATAACTCTTGGTTTCCGCCGTGTTGGATGCACGGGCAGCGTCAGAGAACATTCCGGCAATTCCTGAAACCACCTTGTCAAGCCCGACAGGCGGCGCGTCTGGATTCACTTTTGCGCCAAACCCATCCGGGAACACTGGCGGCAACATCCTGGATGCTGCGGCATTGTATTCGCTTGGCTTGCCGGGATATTCGCTCATCAAGTTTCCGGTCTTGAGTCTCCATTCTTTTTCTTCAGGAGACATACCATCCTCCGCCGCTCGTTTCCCGCCCTTGATCGTAGGACCCACCGGCTTTCCGGTTCCGGCCTCCAGCATGGAATCGAGATTTTCGAATCCCATCTGCCTGGCTACGGATTCAAGGAATTGGTCCTGCGCCTGGCTGACGATGCGCTCCTTGTTGGCAACGCGAATCTGCTCCCCGGTATCTTCGACGACGGCCGGGATACTGTCGGAAGTCGGAGTGCCTGGGCCGCTGATCTTTCCGCCCTGCGCGTGCGCCTTGATCTTGCCGCCGCAGGCATACCCTGCCGCCTTGTCGATCTGCTGTTGCCTGCCGCCGACAATCCCAAAAATTCCCCGCGGCCGGTCTTGCGCCTGGACGGGAGGCTGTTGAACTGGAGCCTGCGGCAATGGCGCCGCTTGATCCGGCTGAACAGGCGCCGGGCCCGTGCTCATTCCAAGGCTCGACAGCGCCGCGTTGCGCTTGGCGCGCTGCGCTTCTGTCATCCCGTCGGCGCCAACGATGCCACCATCGGCCATGCATTTCATCTTCTTGCTCATAGCGACCACCCGCTCGAATATCGGATACTGCGATGATATGGAATCAGCCAGTATTCGTAGAAAATTCCGGCTTAATGATTCCGCCCAGACCACCAGTACTTGCTTAACGAAAAAGCCCGTCGAAGCGGGCCACATCAGAAGTCACGCAGCAAGTGCTTGCGCGTATAGTCGATAAGTTCTTGTCCGGTCATGGTGAGTCCTTACGCTTTAACCGAAACACTTCTGCTGTCGTTGACCGCCATCGACGACTGCAGGTGGATATTGTTGAATAGGGCCGTTGCTATCTGCGCCAACGCTTGCGCTTCGGTAAGCAAGACCTTGACCCAGTGTTCAACCGTCGCCATCTCTGACTTCAGGTTGCTGACCTTGGACTCCTGCGATAGCGCCGCGTTCTGCTGCGCACCTTTGAATGACAGTTCTGCTGCTCCAGTGCGGGCGTTGTAGTATGCAGACACTGCCGAGATCAGCTTGCTTTGCGCGTCGTACCCGATGGGGACCAATCGACTTGCGACTTCTGGCCCCATAGCGATGGTCTTCACATAGTCCACAATCGACTTCATCGCCATTTCGCGCAGTCCGAAAATCTTCTCCACAAGCCACTTCTGCATCTCGACAGACATGATGGCAATCTTGCGACTTGACTCCGCCTGAATGTCTTGCGTCCTCTGTTGAATCTGGAGGATCGCACTGGATGACACATCTGCCGGAAGTGGGAAGCGCCGTCCAGCAAACTGCGCCACGATAGCATCCTGTGCCCGGGTGGAGTCCGCAAGGGTACGAGCGGCGTCATCGCCCCATATCTGCGCCTGAACTGCAGGAGGAAGTCCAACATTCGGGTTGGCAATTGCGGCGGAAACCCACCCTTCGCCGAGATCGTATGTGGCGTCTTCGGTCGGAAAGAACGCGGCGCGGAAGCTGGTGAACTTTGCGTCAAGCTCTGTAATCAATAGTAGGTATTGAGCCTCGAACTCTGCGTAGATGTCCGCCGATGTTACTGAGTCCGGGATACTGACCAGCGGCTCGACAACTGTTGCCGGTACCACTGAGGCAGGGGTCATAGCCGGCGTGTTCAGTGTGTTCTGCAAGTCAGCGACAATCGCGGCGATGTCGTCGATGGTCTTTTGCCGCGAATCAAGGCCCATCTCCCATGTCGAGTTCACCGTCGCCTCGAACGCGACAACAGCCGCTTCCTGCATTACCTCCGGCGGGAGGGTTGCGCCTAAGTCTAGGGGTAGTCCATATGGCATGGTTAAATCCTCCTACCGGATGCGGTTGGCGCAAAACTGACAGACGCCAGTGTGAAATCAGAACCTTCCGTATTATAGACAGAAAGTTCGTACCAATTATCGCGCAACCCGCGACCGAGATCGACTCGCTGAATGCGCATATCCTCCGCGCTGGACCGTGCCTCGTACCGATAGTCGCTATGGTCAGGCGTGCTGACTCGCAGTTCCATCGGAGTATCCGACGAGACGCCAAGGTAACACGCCGGAACGCGCTTCAAGTTCTCTACACCAAAGTCTTTCTTCCCAAGGTCGATGTGGGCGTCGACCTTCCCGGTTCCGTCCAACAGGTAAAACCCGTCAGACAGCGTGGCGTACCCGCGCGACGCGGAGGTAATCTCCACACCCTCATACCGTGTCGCTGCGTTGTTCTCCAGATTCATACACCAGCCACAGGATATGGCCCGTTTGTACCCGTCCGTCTGGATTACGGTGGATGTTCCGGAAGCCGGGGGAGTCAGGTCGATGTTGTCGATCATCGCGTCCTTGACCATCCCTTGCGGGTCGCCGAGGACAATACCATGCGCGCCGAACCAGCCGACCAGCGGGTTCTCTTTGTGCGGCACGACGAAGGCGGTCCCCGGCACCGCGCCGTAGGGCAGCACGTCTTTGACTAGCTCCGTGGCCGCAATGTCGGCGCCGGCAAAGAACTGCGTGACGTCACCGTAGGCAACATAGACGCCCATCTGCGTAGGAACCGCGAGGTCGACATCGGCTGGGAAGGTGATGTACCCATAGTCCATCGGAGCGCCTTCGGCACGCTGCCGGCCATCAATCGGGGTGTAGTAGCCTGGACGAGCGGGTGAGCCGATGTTGATGCGGTTTCCGGAGACAGAGCAGAGGCGTCCGTTCGCCATGAAGATCTGCGTTCCGGCAGGCAGCGGCTGCTCGAAGCGTCCGTTGCTCTCGCGCAGGCGGGGAGGTTCTGCTGCAACGTCGATACTCGCAGTCCCAATCGCGTAGCTTCCGATCCACATCGGGATCGACCCGTTCACCGTCGAGAAGTACACATTGACGTGGGTAGCGCCCGTCGAAGCGCCGGGCAGTGTAATGCGTATGCCGCCAGCGGCAGAGAGTGACGGGTTGCTGGACGCCGAGATACCGCCCTCTTCTCCGGTCACGTTGTTGTAGTAGCTGACGCTAACTTGGTACGCTCCGGCGTACAGCGTGCCGGCGATATTCGCGCAGGTGGGCGCATTCGGCGTTGCCAGCCCCCACGGGTGCGCTACCCCGCTCTCGATGCGGCCCGAGTCCGTTCCATTCGAGTAGTACAGCACACCGTTAAACTCCGCCCAACTCAGCGGCGCGTCGGCGCTTAGAATCTTGAACAGCGTTTCGGAGTATGTTGGCGACAGGGTGATCGCATAGATCGCCGCGCCCCGGCGTAGGTATCCAGCCGTCGCGCTCGTCATGTAAAGCGAGTCAGCGTTTGTCATTGCCTGAACCAGCGTAGCGGCGGCGCGGCGGCGCACCCTACCGGCGTTGTCGATGTCGACGTTCACCGCATCGCGCAGCCAGTCGCCTCTATCGCGAACGGACAGGGCGAAGTCAGGCAGGCGGTTATTGATTCCTAGAAACGGACCACTTGGAGTTGTTTTCATCTGTTAAAACCATCCTACAAAAAGACCACTAGGTTGAAGGTTTTCGCTATCGTACCCCTCGGTTCCATAATATCTATTTCCGTCGCTTTCAGAGAACGCCATAACCCCACTGTATTGTGGGAAATTTATGTCCGCGTTGAACAGTGTGGAATACGAACCCGACGGCGTACCCGAATCTCCGGCCAATGACAGGGACCAGGCGCTAATCTCAGGGTCTCCTGAAGTTACCCTTTCGTCGTTGTCGAGGTCAGTCCATGTCCCCGTGTTCGGATAAAGGGGTGAATAGAACACTGGAAGGGAGAAGTCAACCCAATACCACGGTTCAGCAAACGGTGGAGTAACCATGCGTTTCACGCTGGACACCATATGACTCGTAGTAAACCATGAAAGGGTCCGGACGTGAGTTGGGCTTATCGTGCGACTATTTTGCGTAGCGACGTGCACCACGTTGCAGTCTCCGCTCGGAATGACAAGCGCCCACCTGTCAAGGTACTCGAAGTCGCCGGATGTTTCTACGACAGTGCGCGTTCCATTCCACCTATCGTTCCAATGGTAGTGGTCAAAGGTGCCTTGAAGAAATATTCCAAAATACCCTCCTGCATCATCGATATAGTCAGCCATCGCTACGTGGTCGGCAAGTGGCGGAAGGGACATGCTTCCATGACCGTCTGCCGGCATGTTTCCATTAAGGTCCATATAAACGTTCGTGACCCCAGTAACGGACGACCATTCGACAAGTGTCAGCGTTCCGTTCTTGCGTTCTCCATTAAATATCCACGAACCAACAGAGATGTCCATGTTGATATGGTTCACCGCCTCAATGTGCCTTTTTTCCCACGTTGCGCCGGAGTTGCTTACAAGCGAACTGTTCGATAATTCCCCGTAGTCATAGGCGCTATCTCCGGTAGCCTCCCAATCTGACGGAAGAGAGAAGGTCGTGCGTAGCACAAGACCGCTTTGCTCCTGTTCGTATTTATCTGTCGGGTTGTGTGTGCTGCTGAGTTTTACGGTTGTCCACACATCGTCTTTGTCGTAGAACCCGTACACTGGAACAGAAGAAAAGTTGTACCGCGCAACGGTGTCACGGGTCGCCACCAGCGAGTACAAAAGTAGCGTGCTGCTTGTTTCTGTTTCTGGCGCGAAAATATTGAATGACCCCCACCCATCCAGCCAATTATGAACGGCGCTATGCGTACCGCCAATTGTCCACTTCCCGGATTCTTCACCATCGAATACGGAGTTTCGACTGATGGTTATGGTGATATCTTTCGACCGGCCGTCAATCGTGTTGATAAACTCGTCACCAACCGCGTCGATACGAACAATAGACGCTTCTGTGCCATCTCTGTTGAACTTCCAGCCGTAGGCAAGGGTGCCCCCAGGGGTTCCATCTCCACAGTATCCAGGATCATATTCGCCAACGAGTGTCCGCTTGTCTGTTTCGATTCGCAGCGTAGATAGGATGTACGCCTCTGCTTTGCGTTTATCTGCGTCAGTCAGTGACGGTGAATCAAGAAGAAGCTCACGGGCTACCGACCCTTCTGCACTCGGAGTAAGTGGCGTGACAAGCACGTGGACAAGCGAAAGCCCGCGAGCTTGCTGTATTTCAACGATGTAGTATCGGTAGTCTTCGGCAGAGTACATGCCTGTCGTCAAGTGCGACCAGAAACCTATCCGCATTGACGGAAGTTCTGGGAATAGCGTAGGCGCATAGGTAAGCACCGCGCTCGATCCGGAAATATCGACGGTGTAATCAAACCCGGTAGATTTGAGCGGAGCACCGTACTGCGCTTGCATAAAAAGCCGCATTTTTCCAGAGAATAGCGTCGGCGGAAAAAATGCGCACACCATCTTTTTCATCACTAATGCGCTGCCATACAGCGCTTCGTTGCTCGCCTGAATGGTGGGGTCGTTCGTCGGTTTGTACCCTACTGCCACCGAAGGTATGCTGTCCACAAGAACGCCACCGACCGGGGTTGGTTGCGGCTCTACTTGCTCCCCGAAGGTTGTCACGTCTGCGATATTGGCATTTCCACGCCAATCTCCGGTAGCGCCAAGATCAACCAACCTCCACGTTGCCTGAGTGAATCGCGTCGGGTTTTCTTCTCCCGGCCACGTCCACTGTAACTGGCCGGTTTCCATATAAAGTTGCTGTTCTGTCTCTTCCTGAATCTCTTGGGCGGGGGTGTTAGTGAACTCCGGCATCCCGTCTTTTGTCCGCAGCATCGTTGTTGAGCCATCGGCATGTAAGCGAAACCGTGTCCTGAAACTCTCGGAAGAGTTGCGCAGCATCTGACGTTCGTTAGCCCCTCCGGTCGCACTCCCGGTCCTTTGAGGGAGTATGTTGCTGTACTTGTCGTCAACCCAAGGCATTACCGCGTTCTCACGAAAACATTCGGCGGTCGGGCCGTCACGAAAACTTTCCCATACTTTCCTACCAGGTAATTCCCGAAAGTTCCTTTGACGGAAGCGGACACCCCAACGGAGGCGTCGACCGCTCCTTCGATTGTGCCAAGATGACTCCCAATAACGGATGCTTCCAGCGTAACCTCTCCAACTGAATCCCCTGAAACTCCGTGCATCGCTCGAACGGAACTTAGGAAAGGCACGCTTGACAGAGCGGAACCGGATACCCCAGAGCGCGCACCAACCGCAGCAGCAAGGCGAACCGGAACTGCGGCGCTTCCATCAATTCCTACTTTTCCGGAAGACGCCGCTTGCAGGATTACGCTCGCGGCAACGCGTCCGCTCGGAGGTGCCGATCCGACTACAGAAGATGAAACAGGAATGATCGAAGTAACCCTTCCACCAACTGATACCCTTCCGGAAATAGACACAGAGAAAGGAACAGCGGAGCGGACTCCTCCAGTAACATCAGCACCACTTCCTGTGCATGAAATTGACACCGGAACGATAGCACTGACGACTCCGGAATTCGCCGCGTTTGCATAGATGTACGCCTCCAGCGGAACATCGAAGGATACTGGACCAAGTGGAGCAACAATCCCTGATATAGCTGCGGAAAGCGGTACGGCGTTTTCAACCACAGCGGTAGGGTCTAGATGCCCATCGACCGCAAATACCACAGAGACTTCTGTAGATACGCCACCGTACGGCGGAGCGAGTCCGTAGACCTCAACGGAAAACGGCACGCTGACACCAACAATGGACCCGACAACTCCGTGAGTTCCGACAACGGTTGCGCCGAAAGCCACTTCGGCGTAGACATTCCCTTCGGCCTCTTCAACCCCAAATTTGAGCTTCAGGGTGGCTGGCTGCAACGAACCGAAAAGTAGTTTTACCGACACCTTGGGCTACCTCCCGTACAAACCGGTGGCAGTCTGGTTGTCTGCAACAGCGGCGTTGTACGTCCCTGTGTGGTCATAGGCCACAAGTGTCCACGGTCCTTCGTCTATACCCTCGAATGCATACGCCCCGTCTGCTGCCTCGCTCCACACTTCAAACGCGCAATAACACCCCGAGCGAACGTTGTAGAGTCTGACTTTACGGCGAACGGGAGTTTCTGGCGGGCCGACCTCTACCGTCNNGTCCGTAAAGCCCACCGTTACGCGTATTTGCCCTGTGGTCATCAGGCGGCAAAATGTCCACCTGCTTTTTCAAGTTACCTGCCAGAAGCGATCTTCCTGGAGCGTATGCCGCTATGGAAAACAGAACGGCGTCTGCCATTTCCTAGCTCCAATCCCCAAGAGAAATAGCAATGTGTGTTTCCGCATATAGGCGCTGTCCTGCTGTGTATCCATATATCTCGTTTTGCGTCTTAAACCCGAGTACCAACCCACCAGTAACCCCGTCAACACTCGGGAGAATCGCAACGGTCGCACTGAAGGGTGCCCACTCAACGACATGAAGAAGGCCACGAACAACGCCCCTGATCTTTTGCGTTCCGGACAATATGTTTTCAACGAGATACACAGGAACGAAATGGATTCCCCCATCTACAGGGCTTGGACCAGGGAGTCTGTACCCAGAGTACGTGATACTCCCAGCTGACGCGCTATACCCATAAGCGCCAGACAGCTTGAACGCCTTGTTTGCGGTGCTGTCGCCGTACCCCGTGGGGGAGATGTCCAGTTGTAACTCGTGAAGCCCGCCAGCCATCGAGGTAAGGGCCGTAGGTATCGCACCAAGGGTTTGCGAGTATGGCCTCGCCAAGTACCCATAAGTTGTCGTGTACCCTTGTATGGGCGTGCAGTGCCCAAGGGTCGTTTGATACCCTAGACTCGAAACAGAAGCCGCCCGTGGCGCACGAGAATGGAAAGCGTGTCCATCTCCGGCGAGAAACGATTGCACTTCTCCCCAAGTGACTACATCATACTGTCCACCGTTCCATGCGGTTGCTATGTAAAGCGTCCTGTCGTCGGCGACAACATACCAGTTCCTTACTGTGGTATTTGCGGTAGAAGATTTTGGAACGTAGATCGTATCTATGGAATTGACCGGAGTGCTTACGTCAGTCCAATCTTCTGCTACAAGGCAGGTTGCCGTCGTTGTGCCGGTATCGGTAACACGAACAGCGTGGTTTCCTGACGCATACGCAGACAGCGGGCGATAGACAACCGTATTCGTACCTGTAAATGCCTTTTCCCACCCTGCGCCGGGGGTCTTGCATGTGATCGTCCCCGTGGCGGTTTGGTCGGAAATCCCGGATGTAGAGAAAGTAAACGTGTTTGCTGCTGATGTGGCCACTCTCCACGTCCCGTTAAGCGAAGATGGCGTCGCTCCGGCGATCTCGATAATCTGGTACTGCAAGAATCCGTGCGCTGTGTAGGTAGCGGTTGCGACGTTGCTTGCGACAACAAGGCTCGTCAGGGTAACTTGATTGAACCCATCAACAAGGCACGCATTGAGAATGCCGGTGAGTTTTCCCGCTTCCCCCGTAAGGCTTGGAGCCGCAGCCATCGCAGTGGAATACCACTTGGTGTTGTGTGTTGGCATTGCCTATCCTTACGGAACGGTGACGACGAACGATGAAACGAGGATCGGGCCAAGAATAACGACGTTGGTTGTATTCAGTTGGCACGTTCCGCCGAACCCGGTAGCCGTAACGTCAAGGTCGACAACCGCCGCACCCGTTGAATCGGTACACCGCACCCAAGCTGCAGTCCCGGAGGCGTCCGCAGAAGAGTCCTGCGTGATTGGGTCCATCGTAAGCGTGTTTGCCGCGATAGTGCCGCACGGGTCCGCAAACGTGAGCGTACCGAGTAGTGTCTGCGTGGTGACGGCGGTGGCTGGAGTCGCGGGCATTGGGGCGGTGTATACCTTGAAAAGACCGGCTCCCGGTCCAGCGTCGATGGCGTTTTTTATCTGCGTCAGGATATTGTCCTTGACTCCGGAGGCGAATCTGATAATTGCCATGTGGCTTCCTTTACGTTTCTATGTGAAATACTTTTTGGGATTGCTGCGCGACCGCTGAATTAACCACGGATTGAACAATGGCTGGTTCAGCAGCGTTGTTTGCATACGCCACTTCGTTGCCTACCAGTGCGTAAACAACTCGCTTCTCATTTACCACAGTGCGTTCAATCTGGATTTTCTGGCCCTCTACAGCAGCCGTCCTGCGTTGAAGGACAAATAGCGTTTGACCCCCTGTCTGTGCGCGAACGAGGTCTACAGAATCAACCGCAGACAGGTCGTAGCGATCAGCGGCCGGGACGATTTGCTCTACTGCGTCCAGCGCATAGACGGTTTCGAGAACGTGGCGCACATAGGCGCGCTGGTGGTTTGTGAGGTCGAAGTACCGGGTGTTGAGCGTTCTTTTCTCCTTACGGGGTAACTACTTCATCCCCCACCGTGACCGGAGAGGGCGCAATGACGGACTCGACCACGCCGGTCGAGGACTCGACTTCGACTTCCCACACGCCCTTGTCCCAGGTCAGGTCTTCGGTCGTGGTGGCGTCGTTTTCAATGGTGATCGTCTTGTTGGCGTCGTCGGCCGTGGCCGTAATCATGTTCAGCGGCGCATCGCCGGCTTCGGTCGAGAGCAAGACGGTTCCGCCAACGCGGTCCTTGATCTTGACCCGTACCGTCGCACCGGAAAGACTCTTCGGGGTGTTGTATTGCAGGAACCCGCCGCTGGTGTAGGCAGGCCATTCGCGGCCGCTGTCATCGACCGGAATCAGTCCGTTCAACTCGACCGTGTTGGCGTCGATAACGGTGACTTCTCGCATGTCTGACGAACGCGGCGGATTGTTCGCGGCGTTGATCTGCTTCATGCCCTGCACGCCGACGACGTAGCCACGCCAGCCGTTCGGGATGCCGTGGGAAGGCACGGTTAGGCGAGGGAATCCGGTCGCCAGTGAGATGGCCGTGATCGCCTTCGAGACAACCGGCGTCGTCTCCCACCGGATGACCAGTTGCGTGGTCTTGCCCCGGACGATGTTGAGTGGGTGCTTGATTGCCATTTGCTTCCCTAGTCATTGAACCACGTTTGTCAGAACGGGCATACCGCCCTAGCCCATCTGCGCGCTGTTAGACAGAAGAGCGTTACCGGTCATTACTCATCCCCCGTTGACTGCGACTGCCGCTCATCCCGCTCATCCCGCTCATCCCGCTCATACCGCTCATGGCTCCGCGCATCGCCGCTATCTCTACTTCGAGGCGCCCGCTTTTTTCGGACAACGCCAAGAGCTTATCCCCTTGGTTGCGCATGTAGTCACGAACCTCCTGACGAAACTCTGCGCTCGCAGCGGATTCGCGTTTCAGGTCGTTGGCGGTTCGGTCGCTTTGCATATACGTCGCGGCCATCGCGGACAGAACTCCAACGACGACCGACGTAGCGACGGCAGACGTGTTGATAGACATCTGCTGCGTCACACCGTAGAACACGAACGACGCAAACGCCTCCTTGACGTGTTCAACTACCTTGAAAAACCACTCGAAGTGACCTTGGTGTTCCAACATCATTGCGCCTCGACTTTCTCGATGTAGCCCTGCAAATAGTTCGCCGTCACTGTGGTTTCCGCGCAGTCCTGCGCAATTCGGGAGGCAGAAGGTATTGCGTTGGGGTCGGCTCCAACATTGAAGGGTCGATCTTGGGCGGGCGCGGACACTCCACTGCCACTGGCACCTCCACCGGTTGCGACGCGCAGCCGCTCACGGTTAGCGTCAGTACGCACAGAAGCAAGAGCAGCAGCCCACCCGGTGTGGGTTTGTTCGACGATGATTTCATTTTTCAACTCCGTGGCTTGTGCCTTGGCCTTGGCAAGGTCTCCGGCGGACTTCGTGAGGGACACGAACGCCTTGTGGTTCGCGGCGCACGTTTCCAGATCGGCCCTGAACTGCTTCACCCTGGCGTTCGCGCCGAACAGGAGTAGCGTCAGGGCCGCCAGCGCAACGCCCATACCGAGAATCAGGTATCGAGTCGGAGTCATCATGGAGAACATGGGGCGCTCCCAATGTCGATGTGCTCGATATTCTCTGATTCGAGTGCTGTCTTCAGGTTGCGGATCGCCTTCTGCACGTCATCCCGAGCAAACCGCAGCGCGGCAATGGCAACACGCGAACTGGCCGAATGCGTCGAGTTCTCAATCGAGTCGGGCTGCGCTGCGAGCGCCTTTTCCTCGGCAGCGATCAGAACGCCGATGCGCCGTTCCGAGTCGCATAGGGAAGTGATTTCCGAGGAGATGATGCCACGACGGAAAGTGTTCATGCGCCCTCCAGGCAGAGTGCCTGCTCAGCCGCGCGCCGCTTTGTCAGGCCTGGCAAGGCAACAAGAACACCGGCCACGCGCGCCTTGTTCCACTTCGGCAGTTCGTTGCACGCCGCCGCATAGTTTCCTGCGTAGAGGTACTGGGCCGCGCGGGACTGCGCCTTGTTGCACGCGACCGTCGGCCCCATGTTGAATACGGCGTCTCCGAAAGCGGCGAGAACAGGCACAGGTAGATCAGGGTGGCAGCGGTCGACCGCCTCCATCGCCGTCAGCATGTCCTTTGATAGAAGCGCCTTGCACTCGTCGAGGCTGTACTTGACGCCCTTCTTCACGTCGCTTCCTGTATGCCCATAGCAGACGGTGAGAATGCCCGGAGGGTCGTAGTACGCGAACTGGCGAACCCCCTCAGAGCTTGCCGTCAGTGCCACGACCGAAGCAATAGCCGTACCGACCTTCTGGTTACGGGTCATAGTCATCGTAGTTCCCCATGCTTTTGCGCCACGTTGCCGCCGACGTAGACCGTCAGGGCCAGCGAAACGACCGTGACCCACATGCCACCATCGACCAGATCGAACCACCGTAGAAACGTTCCGAGCAGCACGATCAGCAGCGTCAGGAGGAACTTGCGAGACAGGTAGCGCGGGTTTATTACCACTGAATCATCCCTTCATCTTTTTCCTTGCTGGCGTCCTGAATATCGCGCTGCGCGACGAAGCGTGCCAGCAGAGCCAGCGTCACGATGACGAACGACAGCAGGGCGAAGGAACCGCGCGGCAGCATGAATTCGGCGTAGGGAAGAACCGCTTCGCACCCGGAGAGGATCGAGGCGAGCGCCATAAGACGAACGGACCAGGCTTTCCGTGCGACAATTTTCCAGTCAGGGATCAGGTTCAATGCAGCACCTCCGAAGGTTGTTCGTCAGGAGAGGCGTAGGCGGCAAGGCTATTGGCCTCCAGACGAAACGCCAGGGCAATCACGGCGAATTTCAGTGTGGCGATTTCCGCTTCAAGAACGGCGATGCGCTCATCCGTGTTCATTTGACTTCCAGCACGACTTTGCGGCCGGCGTCCTCGGCTACTTCGAGACGGGCAAGCAGGGCGCTTGTGCTAGCAGGTGATGGAATGACGCCATGGCGACCGCGTACTCGACCCAAAACGACATCGCAGCCACGCTCATCGCCAATCCATCCGAGATCGTAGGCATGGGCAAGCTCTCGTCCGTGGGCGTGCGAATACTGCGCCGCGATCTCATAGCGTCCAACTGGAAGATCGTTGCGCCCATTGCCGGCATCGCAGTAGCAGAGGAACACATTGTCGGCATACAGGAAACCGTCCTTGATCAAGAGTTGCATGTCACAAATGAACCCGGTTGCGGTGCGGCCGGCTGGCGTTCTGCCGGCGGCGCAGATCAGCATTGGTGCTCGCGCCGAAATACCTCTCGAACGCGGCCAGCGAAACTGCTGACTTGTTCGCATCGAAGGCGTCGGCGTCAGGCTTTGAATAGGCCCGAAAGAGAACCCAATCGATCAGGTTTGCATGATGAGCCTCGGCAATCTCCGGTTCGTCGTCATCGCCCTCCAGTCTGTTCTTGGGCAACCGGAAGAACTCCAGATAAAGCGTGTAGTCCTGGTCCGGAAGGGAAGACAGAATCAGTTGCTTGTCATCATGGACATAGTTGGTCGGCCGCTCGGCGCGCGACCGCCATCCCGGGCGCAGCCAGTCAAGATCGCGCCGGCTCGTGGCGGAGATCTCGTAGGTCGTTCCGTCGCTGGCGCGCAGCTCGGCGTGCTGGATGTCGAACAGGCCAATCGGAAGTTCCAGCGGATCGTTATTTCCGGAGGCAATGGAAAACTCGTCAGTGTCGCGCAGCAGCCTGGCGCGAACTGCGGCTTCGCTTTCGGCTTCGGAGAACCAGTACTCCAGTTCACTGTCAGGCCACAAGTACGGCTTGCGCGCATCCTGTGCCTGAACCCGAAACTGCCCGATCATGGCGGCAAGGTCCATGCCTTACTCGATTCCGTACTGATCGAACAGCATGGTCACTTGTTGGCGCAGATCGCCAACGTTCTTGCGCTTGTCAATGTCGACGCCGAAATGCGTCTTGGCGTAGGTCGCAAGCGCATCCTTGTTCAGGTTGGCAATGGCATCGCGGGCCGTCTGATCCGGGTCTTCGTCCTCGGTGACGACGGCTTTCTTCATTGGCGCGGCAGGGATCGCGCTTTCGTCCACTCCGCGCTCATAGACAGATGGGTGGCGCAGCATCTTCACGGCGAACTCGTCGTCCACAAGGATGGTCTGCCATTGCTCGAATGCCAGATTGGAGCCGCACGCGCCGTCGCGGTAGATCGGCCGATGTCCAATGTACTTGATGGGTATCATTTGCTTTCCGTGTTGAGAACTGGCCGGCCCAATCACGGGCCGGCCTAGGTTGCACTTGGCTGCTGCCGATTACGCGGGGCCGCGCAGAACGCAGTCGACCAGGACATCGACAATGCCAACGGCCGAATCGGCGGCGCCCTTGCGGGTCAGCGTCAGATAGGCGTCCTTCGGCAGCGTGACCGGCGCATTTACCGCAGTTGTTCGCGTGCGTCCGGTCGACGAGGTTGCCAGCCCGGAGAAAAAGAACGCGGCATTCTGCGGGACGGCAGACGAATCGACGCCATCGGCATAGAGGAAGCCGATGTCCGCCGTGGTCGACGCGGCAAAGGCATCGGAAACGATGGCAACTGCGTCATCGAGAACGGTGCCGGCCGGAAGGAAGGCGAGGCGCGCCACGTCATTGATCTGGACCGCAGTCGCCAAGTCGGACTGATTGGCGGCGACGCCGGAGGCATTGGTGGTGAAGTTCCCGCGAATGACGGACTTGTTGCCGGACGGACCAGAATACTGAAGGGCTTTCATGCCCTTGGCGGTGAGGGTGGTCATGGTGTTTCTTCTCCTTGAAGATCAGAAGAGGCCGGGGAGTTCCCGGCCTGCTTGTGGTTAGGCGATTGCCACGGCGGTATCGATGGCCATCACGCCGAAGTCGGTGTATTGCTTCGCCGTGCCGCCGTGATCGACGAGGAACTGAATCTTGGACGTTCCGCCGATCATGCCGAGCAGGATTTCCAGCTTGTCGCCATGGTCAAGTTCCTTCTCGGAAATGAAGTAGGAGCCACCGGACTGGCGGAACTTGCCGTAAGCCTGGGCCAGCGCCTGACCGCCAAGCAGAAGCGCGCGGTCGACGGCGTACCCGGCGCCGAATGCGGCAGGCACCAGGTCTGTCGATGTTTCCGTGTTCGCCGTTGTGGAGGGGCACCAGCGCAGGCTGTTCCCGGCATAGAACCGGATCGGCTTGGGCATCTTGACGATCAGGATTCCGTTCCAGATGCCGGCTTCGCCCATGAACAGCGGATTCTGCTTGGCCATCTGCGCGCGGGCCATCGCGTTGGCCTGCCAGGTGCGGAAGTTGGTAGAACGTACCAGCGACGTGTATTGCTCGGACGAGCAGAGCAGCACGCGCAGAGGTGCGTCACTGGCCATCAAATCGCCCTCGAACTTCACTGGCGGCGGCGGCAGCGGCATCGAATCCAGCTTGGTGCGCAGCGCATCGACCAGATCGATGTTCATCACATCGGTCGTGGCGATGGTGATCTCGTTTCCGGATGCGGCAATCGGCTCGATGCCGCTGCCGGTCGACATGAAGTGCCGGTTGCGCGTCGGAGCCTTGACAGTGTTCACCACGATGTCGGAGAAGTCGGGGTCGGACGCCAACGGCACGGCCCACTCGATGTCATCGGCGAAGCCACGGGCACCTGCCAGATGGACCAGACTCAATTGGTCCTCGAGGCGGCTCATGTAGTCGTGGCCGAGCGACTGCGCCAAAGCGCGCAGTTGGTGCGGCGTGCGCTGCTGGGTCATCTTGCCGCCAGCGCTGATCGGCTTGCGCGTCTGGTTGATGCGCAGGCTGTCCTGCGAGAAGTCCATGCGGTCGCCCTTGCCTTCGGCGTACCGCTCGCCCATGATCGGCTTGCCGCCGATCAGGTTGATGAGGTCGAAGGTAACTTCGTCACCAGCCATCTTGGTCAGGTCTTGACAGCGAACGATGGGCAGTTGATTGCCGGACTGGCGGCGCAGCGTCGACTCGGCGTCGGACTGTTGCGGCAGCTTTCCGGCCAGGCTATTGAGGCGGCTGATTCGCTGCTGCGAAAGGGCGAACAGGCCGGCGGATTGAACACGGACAGCTTGCGGACTGCCGTAGGGGATGACTGTTTCAGCCATGATGTTTCTCCTGAAGGTGGAATGCGCGGCTCACGCCGGGCGTAAAACGGTTGCGCTTAAAGAACCCTGTTCATCAGCCTCATGATCTCTTCCGGGGTTTTCGACTCCATCGACCGCGAAAGCTGATTGATGTCCATTTCCCGAATCGCCTCGCCCTCGTCGTGGTGCGCCCGCGCGCCCGCCGGAACCTGGGAAAGACTGGTCGGAGCCTTGGTCTTGGCTTTGGAAATTGCCTCGGCGGCCTTGCTGGCGGCATCAGCATTGGGTTGCCTGGTCTGCTTGGTCTCGAACAGCGGGGCAATCTCGCCGACCGCCTTCTCGATGGCGTCGCCAAAGGACATGCCTTCGGCCACGAACTTGTCGCGCTGGAGAACGACAAGATCAATCGCCTTCTGGTTGGTATCTGCTCCTTGAGGGTTCAGGAACGGGTACTGTTCGACCAGCGCCTCGACGCGCTTCCCGACATCGGCAACGGCACGTTCCTGCGCCATCTGCTGACGTTGGGCGGCTTGCGCTTCGGCAAGCTTCAGGTCCATGCGCGCATTGGCAATCTCCCGTAGCTGCTTGCGCAACTCGTTGCGATCGATCTCGCCCTCGTCGAACGCCGTTTCAATGGCGTCCTCGCGGCTATCGAGGTCGGCCAGGCGATCCGCCAGACTCACCGGAAAAGATTCCGGGTCGGTTGCCGGTTGCTCGGCCTTGCTTGCCTTCAGTTCGAGAAGTTCCTGCTCAAGTTGCTGCGCACGCGCCCTCGCCGACTCCAGTTCCGAGAACGGAATGGTGTGTTGGCCGTCCTTGGCCAGAATCACAGGCTCGGGTTCGGCTTCTGCTGCGGGCTTGTCGGGATCATCGGCGGGCGTATCGATGCTTTCCTCGGCCGGCTCTGCCGCCTCGGTATCGCCCTCAAGCGTTTCACCCGCAAACAGGCGGGCCTGCTCGTCCTCGCTCAACGCCTCGAATGCTTCAGCGTCGTTCAGGTAAGACTCCATGTTGCGACCAGACATATTGCGCTCCATCTTCGGGAATGGCGTCGTCCTCTCGGCGGGCCATGCCGATCACTTGTCGCCGTGACGCGGTAGTGAGCGGTTAAAACATGCTTCGCCTCGCGGAGAAGCTCCAGCTACGGGAATACCCCGCTTCACAGCGGGAAACTGCGTTGCAGTCATAGGCTACATCGCCCACTAGCATTTTTATCCACCCTCGATCCCGGTATTGACGCCGACATCCGGGTTGGCCGGCATGGTCGGATTGGCCGGGAACTGCGGTGATGTGTTGTGGCGCCGACCAAGCAACTCGCGCGCACCGGCCGGCGTCTGACGCTGAATCGCATCGACCTGTTCCGGCGTCAATTCGGCCGGCCTTCCCGACTGTGCCGGCATGGCGCCGCCCACGGGCGCGGCGCTTGGCACGATCGGCGCGGCGTCGTGGTCCTTGTATCCTCCAGATTTGAGCAGCGTATCGGCCAGTGGCGCCGTCTGCGGAATTGCCGTGATCGTCTGCGCCGTCTGGATGGCACCGAATTGCGCCTCGATGGCCTTGTTGACCGACTCGCTTATGGTCTTCTGCACTTGTGCGTCGATCAGAGGCTGCTTCTGCTCCAGTTCTCGCATCCTGATTTCCGTCTGCGCCTTGGTCAGCGCCTCCTGTACCGCCTGCTGGATGCGTTGCTCGATCTCCGCCTCGCTCGGCGTTGTGCCAAGCTGCTTGATGGCCTCGATCATTTCCTGCCGATTCGGCACGTCCATCAGCGCAAACAGATGCGGCATCATCACACGCTGGTATTCCGGAGGCGCCGACTTGAATGCTTCGCTCATGGCCGCCAGTTGCTGCGTCCTGAAACTCGGCGTGCTCGGAACATCGGACAGCGCGACCTTGAGCCGAGTGCGCTGCACGTCGTTGTCCAGATAGGAAATCCCGTCTTCGTCCAGCATCGGCACATTCAAGGCAATCGTCTTGTCGTCCTTGATGCCGCCTCCGTCGATGAAAACACTCTGCTGCGCGCTTCCCATATCCTCAATGATGAGCGACAGCAGCAGGTCGCCGACATTCATCCGCGATTCCTTGAAGTTGTCGTTGATGTCGGCCAGGTTCTGGTTCGATTGCTCGACAAGCCCTGCCTGCATTACGCCAGACTGCGACTGCGCGCCTTGGCCCATGAACGCATCACTGACACCGGCGACACGCTTGATCGCCTCGCGCGCATCCACCAGCCGGTCGTATTGCTGGCGGTTCAACTCGAAGTCGCGCTCGACCTTGAATACTCCGCCTGAGCGCATGGCCTCCGCACTCAGCACGATGTCAGCATCCGGCCGGCCGATTTCCTCGCGGAAAGCATCGTCGTCATCCAGAACGGCGCCATCGGTGCGCGTCGTGCGCACCGCGCCCAGACCCCATTGCATCTTTGCGATACGCGCGTTGACCTCGTCCTGCAGGTAAATCATGCCGCGCACCAGGCCGAACGGACATCCCGTGCGGTCCTCGCGCTTGCCCCAAAACGGCACATACGGGAATTTGTGGTGCTTGTACGGCGACGGCTGATCCGAAAGCCGGTGTGGCCCCATGAACCACGCCAGACGCACCCTGCCGATCACCGCATAGATGACGTCGACCATGCCGGACGCAGCCGCTTCGACGTGCAGTGGATTGTCATCGTCGTATTCGACCACACGACCATCTGGCGTGGTGATGACCAGCACGCGCTGCCAGTCCCTGTACCAGACCTCGAACAAGCAGACGCGGCTATTGAACGTGTCGCGCCACTCCTGCTCCTCAATCGACCACCCGCGCTCATTGTCCTGCGCCGTCGCCAGGCCCGTGGAAATTCCGCCGTCCGTGCTGAACATGCCCGGATTGATGCCGTGCCACCCAGACCCGGCATGCTCAATGATGTCCGCTGCATCTGGAAACAACAGTTTCGCCTGCTTGCGCGGCATCCATTTGCGCCGGATCAGATAGCGGGCGTCGCTCATGTCGGGCTTGGCAAGCCAATCGAACCAGATTTCATTCCGATGCACGGCGCGCGCCAGGTACTTGTATTTGAACGGGTCTTGCTCGCGTGCCACTTCGACCCAGCCCAGCCCAACCTTGACTTGCGAAGCGTAGGCTTCCGAGCAGGCGGCATCGGCCTTGGAATGCCGCTCGGCCTGATTGAGCCGGAAGTTCAGCGCCTCTGACACGTCGTCTTGCGCCTTGTCTGAGTCTGGAATTACGCGCCAATCGGTTCGCGTCTTCGCCTCCATGCCGGTAATGGCGTCCATTGTCGGGCCGATCAACGGCTCGATGGCTGGCGGCAGTCCGCGCTCGCGCGCCCGGCGCATGACCTCGCTATCCAACTGGTTACCGTCGCAGTAGTCGGCCTCTTTGTCGGCTTTAGAGCGCCACGGCGGTTGCTCCTGCAGCTCCTGCATCCATTGGGTGAAGGTCAGCAGGTCGAGTCCTGCGTGTTCGTCCGATTCAAATTGCTGTCCTGCCATCGCGGCGGTCATGAGATCCATGTTTATTCCCTTACACGCGCCACGATGGCGCCTCTCTGCGTGCGACCTGTCGCCGATTGCTGCCAGGCGCCGGAATTCCCGATACGAAGGTCATGGCCACTGCATCGCCCTTGTCAGGGCTGCGACCAATCGCCTCGCGTATCTCATCTTTTTCGCGTATCTGGATTCCGGCATTGCTGCCCATCTGCACCACCTTGTAGCGCACGGCCGTCAGGTCTGTCAGCAATTCGGAATCCGGCGGAAGCGCAATCGGCTCTTCCGCAGTCGGGTCAAGCGCCTCACGCAGACGCCAGTACATTTCGGCACGCTTGTTTTTGAACCGTAGGTTTCCGGCTACCGTGTATCCTTGGCTAGCCTCGGACCCGACAACCGGAAGAACAAGCAGGTTCAGCCCCTTGATGAAGTCCAGTGCGCTTGATCCTATGCCGATAGCATCAACGCACACGCAAGCGCCGTTTCTGATCAGTGGCGCGACAAATCCAGCGGCTTTCGGCCCGTCATCTGTCACTTGCCCAGGAACACTCAGCACTTCGTCAAACCACTGCCCGTGCCGGCGCGCGGCCGATGTCTTATCCTGACCTCCGCGCGACACGTCCAATCCAAGCGCCGTCATTTGCCCCTTGACATCACGCGGCCTCCATCGCGCTTGCGCAGCCTTAACCCAGTCGGTGGGTATCAACTGCCAAACGTGGTCGGCACGCCCGGCCGTGAAGTCGCCGCGCAGCATCTGCGAGCGCAGCGGCTCTGGCAGCGATTGTAGCGTCGCCTTGTATCCAGTCGTTTGAAGAAACAGGTTGTCATCCACGCTCGAGCGAATGAACGTCCGGCTCTTCGGCGTCATCATCTCGTTGTCAACCGCAACCTGTTCCGGCCCCGGCACTTCCATGTCCCTGCCGTTCTCGTCGGTAACGAACCAGCGCAACTCGCCGTCCTTGGCCGGGTTCGGATGCTGCGGATCAATCCAGGGCGCCCAAAACCGCACGACCCATTCGCCTTCCGCATCTGTCGGCGGGTTCCCGGAACATACCACGCGCTGACGGACGGTAGGATCATCGGTGCGCATCCAGCCGATCAGCGAGCGGAACTGCAGTTCGGTGAAGTGGCAAATCTCGTCGAACAACTTGGCGTCGTGCGCCCGGCCCTGATATTTCATCCAGTCGCCCGGCTCCTTGACGCTGCCGAACTCCAGCACGCGCCCGGCCGGCAGGCGCCACACACCCGTCTGGCTGTTGTAGCCGTCGCGCGATCCAAGAATCGTGGTCATTCGTTCTTCAAGACCGACCAATTGCACGGCCTGACGGCGAAACAAAATGCTGTGCTTTTGAGCGGTCAGCGCCAGCCCGAGCAACAGGTCAGACTTGCCGCCGCCGGCCTGGCCGCCGTAGAACAGGATGTCAGCCTCGGACTCAAGCGCGCGCATCTGCGGCCCTACCTGCGGCAACCACAGCGGCAATCCTTGCGTCAGCAGCTTGTCGAGTTCGGCCTGTTCCTCTGGGGAAAGCCGCTTTGTTAGCTCGACCAACTCTGACGGACTCATGCCAATCACAAAACAGCCCTCGCCAGTAGGTTCGCAATGCGACTTGCGCGCTGCGCATCGGTCAGCTTTGGCAGGTCATCGTCGCCAGTAGTGTTAGGCTTGTCGTCGATACGGAGTACCTTGCGCTGCAACTCGACCAGCACCCGGAGCGCATCGGCCAACAGCTTCGCATTCTTGACGCGCTGCGGCAGGTCAATTGCTGCCAGGTACATATCATTCAGCTTGTCTTCGCCAAAGCTGTTTTCCTTTCGCATCATCTCGCCGACACGACGAAATTCTTCCGTGTAGTCGCCCTCAACCTCGATCTGACTCCACAGGGACGTAACGACGCCCATGGCGCGCTTGACGTCAGTGCGCTGATTGAGCACGGTATCGGCCAGCATCCGTGCATTTGACTCGACAATTTGCGCATCGGAAGCGGAAGACGCATTGCGAACTTCCTTGCGTAACTCTTCTTTGCGTAGTAGCGCTTCCGTCTTCGCGGCGATCCTCGCAGATAGGTCGCGCTCCCATCCGCGTTCTTTAGCTTTACTGCGAATGGCACCTTCCGTGCATCCGAATTGCGCGGCGATGTGGCGCAGCGAGCGAATGCCTGCCCGATACTCAGGTTCAACAGCTTCCCAATCGATCGACCTTCTTTCGCCCATGCTGCCAACTATCCACCAAATGCCAGTATTTTCAATGACCCACTAGCATTTCGGACAGATCAGAAAGTGCCGTGTTTGACGGCGGTGGACAGGATATGCGGCGGTTTTGCCGTCTACTTCTAGTTATGCCTCATGATCCACGCCCTCGCAGCCGCTCTCTACGGCCTTGAGGATCGCCGCATCTAGCATCCGAGTTAGGAGCGTGCTTCCATCTTCACTCTCGGCATTTATCGCCCTCGCCACTTCGAGCGCGAAGGTTTGAACATCCGTGATCTTCACCACCGGAACGCTGGCCGGGCTTTCGCCGTCCCAAAGATCGGGGTGCTGTTCTGCCGCGAAACACAGCGCCCGCATCCCTATGCCCATGTCAATGTCGCCGCCCGTGGCCTTGCAGCGGAGAGGCATAACAGTTACGTCAACCGGACCTTGCGCCGGCAGCGGTTCTTGGTTCATTGTTCGTCCTTTCTCGGCGCAAGGCCGGTTACGTCAGCGTT